GATCTCGCTCTCGTAGCAAATTACCAAGATTTGCCAGTACAGGCACAGACTTCGGGTCAAGTTCCAACGCACCGCGCCAGACACGCTCTGCATAATCTTCCTTGTTCAGCTTATAAAGGCAGTAACCAAGCATATTTGCCACGATAGGATGCGGCTGAATATCAAGTATCTTGTTACATAAAACGCCAGCTTCCTGATATTTCTCAGCATCTACGAGGCGTTTGACCTCTGCGTACATCTCATCAGGGTCATTTGTTTGCTGTTGAACAGGCGCTACAAATGGCATTACTTCTCCTCTGCCTCACCCTCAATGGTCTTATCAGCCAGTCGCTGCTGCTCAATTTGCGCGGCGGCAAGTTTCAACTCATCGACAAAGCTGACCACCTTATGCTCATGCTCGACCTTCTGGTTCTCGCCGTACAGCTTCGGATACAGCTTGGCGGCTCTCCACTTGTAGGTATCAATCACCACACGAGCTTGCTGGGCGTCTAGCTCGCCGTACTTCATCTGCTCAATGGCCTCATCAATGTCATCGTCAATCTTTTGCGCCCGAAGCTCCATCGCTATGCGGTACTTGTCGCGGAACTCGCCGTCATCACGCAGCCATTTGCTGATAGTCGGAAACGTAGGCAACTTGCCACTAGCACAAGCCTTACGCGCTGACAGGCCGTCAGAGACTAGCTCAATGAACAAATCCTTCTGTGCAGCCATCTGTTCTCCAGATATAGGCGCTGGGCCTCTTTTCTTCGCCATATTCACACTCCTTATTCGCCAAATAACATCTTTAGTTTAGCAGTGCAAGAAAAGTTGCAACGAATTTTGGCGGCAGGGACGTTTTGGGTGGTGGTGGGTTAAAGGGGGGTGTGAGGGGTGAGTGAGGGACTATTATATATTTATGCCGCCCCCCGGCCAGATTCGATGGGGGGTGTTTTAACGTATTAGCACATGAACACACCAAACATTATGCGACATGCTGCGAATGATTATCAATCGCAACCGGGAAGATATTGATATTGCGAATCGTTATCAATCGCAACAAGCCATCGCGCTAGGTTGACGCGTGACGGCCTGCAACGGCTAGGCTGCCGGAATCATACGCCGGGCATATCAAAGCCAGCCAGTGGCGCTAGAATCGCGATTATGGCCAGATAACCTAATTTTGGTTAATGAAAGACACCTTGCGCGTGTGTAATGTTATAACGATAGCTTGATGATGCCCTACCCCTAACCCTTACCCCTACCCCAAAAAAACCGCTATTCGTTGCAAGTTTTTTGTCGTTTTTGCTTGCATTGTGTCAATTATATATTTACACTCTTATAAATAAGACAATAGCAACAAGGGGTTTTTGCTATGAAACAATTGACTAAAACACAAAAAGCCGTAATGGCTGGCAAATCCGTGTATCACGATTTGCGCGTAAAATCCGTTTCAGACGGTATGGCAAAATCAGAACGCGCCTTGAAAGTTTCGACAAACGTCAAGCTTGGCAAGCGTGTAACAAAAGGCAAGCTTGCTGGCTTTCCGATTCTTACTTTAACGCTAGAAGAACGCGCCACCTGTCCGGCGTCTTGCATTCATTATGCTGATTGTTACGGCAATAACATGATGAACGCCACACGCTATCAAGCTGATGAATCACTTATTCATCAAATTGAAGCCGATTTAACCTATTATCAAGCCAAGCATCCGAATGGCTTTTTAGTGCGTTTGCATGTGCTAGGCGATTTTTTCAGCGTGTCATATGTGGCGCAATGGGCAAAATGGCTGGCAATGTTTCCGGCTTTGCATGTTTACGGATACACTGCCAACCAATTTGACGCACCAGACAACAAAGAACGCGCAATTGGTCAAGCTATCCTATCGTTGCGCCTAGCTTGCGGTATCCGTTTTGCGGTGCGTTTTTCCGGCTCATTTACTGATGATTTTTCGGCTTTGTCGGCTGATGATGATAGGGCAGCGGATTTGCTGAAAGCCAAAAAAGCTTTTATCTGCCCTACACAAATCAGCAAAACGACTGGCAAGCTTGCAAAGAAAGATGAGCCAACCCTTGCCGATTCATGCGGTGATTGCGGTTTATGCTGGCAAGCTTCAAAGCCAGTGGTATTTTTAACTCATTAGAAGAAAGGTAAAACAATGTATATCAAGATGACAAAAGAAACAGCAAATGCCGCGATAGTGGCTATTGATTGCGAACTAGACGAATACCAATCAATAGGTGCCGATGATTCAAGCCTACTAATAAGATATGGGTTAATGATGCAAGCAAAAGGTCAAATTTTAATGGCATTGGAAGAGGAAAAAACAAATGTACGTTTATAAAAACAAATCCGGTGATATCGTTAAATTTATCAAGCCGGTATCACGCAAAGCGCAAAAAATACTAGGCTTCAAAAACATACCGCAAAAGCGAAAAGCATAGACAAGGCGGCGCGGGTTATCCGCGCCACTTTATGCCCGCATCGCGTCAAGTGGTGCTGGCATATGGTGAAAGCCAATAACGCAACAAAACAAGGGTTAAAGCTATGAATGAAACATTCACATTGGACAACCAATATTGTCCGGAAATTTTCGACAATGCTTTGCAATCGATTCTAGACAATCCAACAATGGACAATATCAGATTCCAGACTGATAGATTGACTGATATTGAAAAGATTCTAATGCGTGATGCGGTTAATGAAGAATTGGCAAAACGTGCTATGCGTCTAGACGATTTGCTGAAAGCCAAAAATCATGAATAGGCGCGAAAAACTAGCTAGCGTAATGGGGATTCTTTCCGTTGCGCTGGCCTTTATCCTAGCCGCAACACATAACGCAAGTGATGCCGGATTGCTGGCCTTGTTTGCGGCGTTTGCGACCAGTGTCGTTGCAAGTTTTATGATGAAATAGTGCTTGCAATGGCGTTGCATATCGTTAATCTAAACTTGACACAATAAAGGGGTTTATCATGTCAAATCTAAAATCATCAGCAAATCGGTTGAAAAATCGGTCAAATGTTCAATCGGTCACTCTAAGTCGTGATGCCATTGGTATCCCGGTCAAGATTGCCGCCGGACTAATTCCGACTAGCTGTTCAATGAACGACTATATCGAAGCAATCGAAACGCTAAAGGCTTTCGGTCTATCAGAACGCTATGGCAATTTCCTAATTGCTGAAGCTGAAAACAAACTATGGGGACAAACAGATGCCTAAATTTGAAATAGAAGTTACAGCGGTTGTCGCGCAAACCATGACGCTAACAGCCGATAGTATTGAATCGGCTGAACAGTTAGCTATGGATTTGTTCAAGAAACAAATCAGCGACTATCAGTCAGATGCCAGCTATGGCACCAACGCGCAACATAGCGCGTTTGATGTCTATGATTTCGACATCTATGACAGCCAAGAGGTGCAGTAATGGACAATTATGAAAAATCATTTTATGACCATTTCGGCGGCGACAATCGGTCAGCGATTCGGTCAGCATTAGAATTTGTCTTGTGGGTTGAGCATGTTGACCCGGCACAAGACGAAATGTCGGCAGTGTTTCAGTCACTGCCAGACACTGAGCAACAACGGCTCAAGAACGCGACTAAATACGTCAAAACACTAACACAAGGGAACTAAGAAAATGGCTAAAAAAGAACAATGGGAAATTGACCGCGACAATCGTGTAAAAGCTGAAAAAGCTGGTATGGACGCACTAACACCAAGCCAGCGTGAAGCAATCAAAAAAGCGCATGATGCTTTGCGTGATTTTGTCGCTGAATGGTCAGACGGCTTTGACCTATACAACGCTGAAACACCGCGCAACATAAGCACGGCTTTCTGGCAAATGCATAATCATTTTCATCTGGATGATGATGATGTTTGAAGCATTAGTCGGTATGTGCATCATGCTATCGGTCAATGGCGACAGGGTGAACCCCTGCTGGATAAAAGCTGATAGCAAGGTGTACATGTCAGAATCTGCTTGCGAGGCTGATGCGCGGCGGTTAGAGCGCAAATATGTCGGCCAGCTAGTCAACAAATCAGATGAACCAGTTGTGGCGCATGTCGTCTGCAACCCAATAAAGGGAAACCAATCGTGAATAATTTAGCAACAAACAACAGCCGGAGCTTTGAGTGGGTTCCGGCTGATTGCCTTGATGGTCACGAAGATATCGTTATGCAATTCAAGCATGATACCGATGTAAAAAACTTGCCTGAGAATTTTGTTATTCAGTCAGACGAATATTATGTCGATTACAGCACTGGTAATCGTGAAGATTCAAAAATAAGCGAACACATACCATATGTGCCAAGGCGAGGCACTCTGACAGAAGCAACGAAAATAGGGCGTAATGAGCCAGATGTTTTCTATAAACTTTTGGCAAAGAAAATTTATGTCGGCAGATATGGCAACACTTACGCAACGCCGTGCGATTTGCTTTTCGTCAGGACAAAACATAAACAGCTATATAAAACCGTACACAAATTAAAATTGTACATTGATGACGATTATTACAATCGTGTTGAAAAAATATGCAAAGCAAGGGGTGAGAGTAAAGCCAAGATAGGTTTGCGTTTGCTGATGATGAAAAACACATCTGACGCAATGAAATGTGACTATTTCTTCGATGGCACAAGAAGAAAGCCTATAAGGGTTAGCGCCTCAAAATATGACGCATCAAAACGCCGTGAAAAAGCATTGAAGCAAGCAACTCCCAAATGGGTTGATATGAACGCTATAAAACAAATAGAGCAAGAACGATACCAGCTAAATATGCTTGACGGAAAAAACACTTGGGCTGTTGACCATATCGTGCCACTGCAAAACGAGATTGTCAGCGGCTTGAACGTGCCGTGGAATCTTGAAATAATCCTGACAAAGAAGAACAGCAAAAAATCAAACAAGTTTGTCAGCAGCTTCCAGCCTCTATATGAAAACTGGCTATATTTTCGTGATAACCATCTGCACGAATACAAAACAACCTAGTCACTGGGACATTGGGACACCCCATAGGGGTGTGTCCCATTATGTCCCAAGTTTGACCGCCTAAAACGGCCGGGGCAAGCCAAGACCAATCGCCTTCCAAGATTCATCCGTCTGGTCAGTCAGCATAAAAGCATTAACTGCCTTGAGGATGTCATCATATCTGAAATATTCATCCTTATACTGCTGCGCCAGCTTCAGAGCCGCTGATTTCGCATATTCTTCCTGTTTCGGCGACAGGGTAGCTACCCTTTTGCTCTCACATGCCGATTGCTGGCGATTTAAGCGCGCTGGACGGTCTTTAGCCTCTTTCCGCACCCAAACCTGCCAAAATGCCTTTAAGGACGCGTATGCGGCTTTATTTCCGTTTTTCTCATTCCATAGCTGAATATCGGTAAAAGTATCTGACCAATCTAGGCCGTGTTCGGTTGCATACTGCTTATCAGCATCATCAGGCGTCCAATCCACTAAAAGCTGTTTTTTAGATTTCCCCTTATTATTTAGTATAACGGTTCTATTATGGTTAGGGTGACTGTGTGACACCCCTAGAGGTGACTGTGTGACACCCCGTGTCACTGTGACACCCCTAGCACCAAGTGAGTACAAATCGGTATCATTGAATCGCTTTTTGCGTTCCAAGTACCCATCTTCCTCTAGCATTTTCAGCTTGCGTTGGATGGTTCGGCGGCTGGCACTGGTCATATGCTGTAACCGTTCAATGCTAGGCCATGCGTCACCAGTGCTTTCATTGATATGGTCAGCCACTGCTATCAGCACCAGCTTTGCCATTGGGTCGCCTATCTGCTGGTCAAATGCCCAGCTAACTGCCTTTATGCTCATTTCTTCCCCTTTAACTTTTCGATGTTCTTTTTCAGAACTTCTATTTCTTCGCTTTTTTCCTCAACGATTTTTTCAAGTTCCTCAATCTTTATATCTAACGCCATATTTCTACAGCTCAAACCTTCAGTGGATTGGCGAGATTTAGACCAGCCATATGTCGCCAACCTAAGTGCCGCCAGCGCCTTGTGGATGTCATCAACGTCCATGTCACCTTGAATCCATCTTTCATCAAGTTCACGCATAAATTTGTAGATTTCGTCAATACTCATTTCACATTCCCCTGTTTAAGCGCGGCGGTTAAATCCTTTATCTGCTTTTCAAGTCGAGCTTTTTCATCTCTCATCCACCCAATATACCGTTCACTATCATCTAGGTCATAAACAGCATTTTCAATGACTTCGTGAGCATCCTCTAGCAAGTCCATAGCCTTACTTTTACGTCTATTCTCTACCAGATAATTGCAAATATCATCGTACACATCTAAGTATTCGTCTCTTGTGTTTTTCATTTTACTAACTCCTGTATCTTGATTAAAACACCACGGCTGGTATTGCTATCGCCGCCCTTTACAATGCCGCTTTTGCGGTACTGTTCCCTAGCCAACTCTTTCAGAACATCTGTCGGCACTATCACAACCCGATGTTCGGTCAGCACAAACGCCCAATATTCTGCCATGCTGGTTGATATTCCGGATGGTCTGCCACGGCTCTCAAACTCTATGAACACGTTGCCAGTACGGTCAGCCATATAGTCACGCTTCACCTCAATAGTCGAATCAGTAAACAGCGTTCCAAGCCATTGCTCATGTATCTGGCCTAGCTTCAAGTCGTATTTGAAATCGTTGTTGTATTCCATCAAATCCACCCCACTGTTGTTTTTCCTTGATAGCCTGTCTCCCATACAAACCAAGCCAGTGCCATCATTCCGCCATTTTTGTATTGCTGGCCGTCTTTCATTAGGTTCATTCGCTTTGAGAATACCCAGACGCGAATCGGCGGTTTCTCTAAGAAAAATTGCTTTCTGGCAACGCCTTCAAGGAAACTAAGTTTCAGCAATAAGGCGGTTTTATTTGTGGCAATATCTTGGCAATGCTCCGCCATCGGTAGTGCCAACTTTCCATACGGCGGATTAGTAATAATGTTATCGCGCCGCTTGGTTTCCATCAGGAAGTCAATGCCCGGCGTACCGTAACCACGGTCGATTAAATCTGTTGATTCAACGTCAAATCCCTCGCCTATAAGCACCTTGCTGATATGCCCCTGACCGCAACACGGCTCGTATATGTCGCCATAGAACTTTTCCTTGTCGAGCAGGGCAAGCGTGGCCTGTGGCGGCGTGGCATAGAAATCATCCTTTTGCCTGTCGCCGCGCATATTTGCACCTACAATGCGAAAGCCAGCTTCTATGTTGCTATCCATCACGCCCAGCTTTCCCTGACCAACATGCACCACGTTTCAAAGCTAATCGTTGCCAAGTCATCCTTACCAGCAAAGTCAGCGTTGATGCTGGACAGACGCACAACACAACGTATCGGGTGACGGTCATACTTGTAGATAAGCACAGGCTCAGTGCCGGATGCGTCAGCCGCCGTTTCAACTTGCTCCCACCATTCCGGCTTGTGAATGACGCCGTGAGCATACCGCTTGGCCTCGACAGTCCAGCCGTCAATGCCTACCAAGTCACCGTGTTCGGCGGCTCTGTATTGTTCGATGTCTCTTTTCACACCGTCAATACCTAGTTCGTCCATACACATACGAGCAAGCTCTCTCTCGAAATTGGCTCCTTTTCTGCGTCCGTTGGTCATTCACCATTCCCCCGGTAATGCCCCATATCAACGCCGCCTAGCAGGTGGCCTTCAGCTAGTGACCGCTTGATGTGTTTGCCATAATGGTCGCCATCACCTGATGCCAATGGGTCATCCTCAAAATTTGGCAAATCCCTATTCAGCCGTTCCAACTTTTCAAACTCAGCCGCATGGTCAATGGTCTTCATGTACTGATTCTTGTGAATGAATGGTGGCTTCTTAAACATCAAACTCTCCACACCAATCTTTCAGACCGACCTTGCCGCCTGACCATTTATACAACTCCATCATCTTTTGTCCCGATGGTGGTGTCCGATGATAAATCCAGTTATTAACTGACGCTCTTGTTACATTCATAATCCTTGCCAGTTCGGACTGTGTAACACCCCGCATCATCATATATTCTGCCAGTTTCAACGATATCTCCTACAAATAGAAATTAACAATATGTCAATCTGTATAAAATTATTGTTGACAGGTCAAATGTTATTTCGTAAGACAGTTATTAGTTGCTGTAGCACCACCCTGCAGAAGGGGAAGAACAGCGATAGAAGAGTAAAGGTGGTGAACTATTTACGGTGTTCTATACCCTGCTCTTTGAGAAAGTTGGTTGTTGAGGTCACGCTGTTAATCAGGTGAATTAGACCAATAAGGTGGGAGCTTTGAGCTGAAAGTGTTCAATCTCTAACGACCACATGGTTGGCTGGGGCAACTGCCCCAGCCAGCCTAACTAAATAAAGGGGACAAGGGATGGACTTATTAGAAAAGATGAAATCGGTAGGCGTCTACCATTTCTCACCAAGCCAGTTGAACCGCCCATTGGCGAACTGGATGTTTGAATATGTTTACCTGTCAAAAGAGAAACGCCGCGAGATAGTCGTTGGCGAGAACGCCGCATTTGGTACTGCCGTTCACACAGTCATACAAGCTGTTGTGTGCCACGGTCAGGACATTGATGAGGCGACCGAAGAGGCTATGACAGGTTATGACTTTCACCCGGCGAACTTTTCCGATGATAAGCGTGACAAGTTCCGTGAACTGATACCAGCCGCCGCTAGTGTAGGCATCGACCTACTATCTCCCTTGTTTGCTGGCGCTCAAGAAGAGCGCAAAATCGAGCTTATGCTGGACGGTGTGCTGGTGCCTGTGATGGGCTATGTAGATTTGTTCAAGGACGGTCTGCTGGCTGAAATCAAAACAAAGGCACCACGTCAGGGTATGGTTAAGAAGGACGGCACTAGAAGCTGGGCAAAGGCATCGCTGCCTAAAGAGCCACAGTGGGAGCATGTGTTGCAAGCCGCCGTGTACTGGAAGGCTACAGGTGCAACGCCAAACATTGCATATGTATCGGCAGAGGATGGTGTCATTTTCAGTCCTGATAATTGCGACAAGATGTCACAGGACATTCTTGATTTTGCCATAGAGGAAATCCGGCGTAAGGCTATTACGCGGCAGAACCTGCTGGCAGTAAGCACCGACCCGAAGGTGCTGGCTGGTCTGATGGAGCCAGACTTCAACCATCCATTCTATTGGGGACATCAATTTGTAAATGACGCAAAGGAGTTGTGGAGCAATGTCTAACGTATGGGAAACACTGAGCAAGATTGATTGCTCTAAGCATGTCGAAAAGAAAAACGGTTTTACTTATCTGTCATGGGCGTGGGCTTGGACTATTCTCAAGCAGAACTACCCGACAGCACAGGTAACTAAGCATCTGTTCCAGATTAACGGCAACCAACTGCCATACATGCTGGATGCCGATGGTTACGCATATGTTACCGTTACCGTCAAGATTATGCCGGAAGGTGATGCCAGCAGCATCTCCGCTCTGGAATCAGCTACAGAGATTATGCCTGTACTGAATCACGCTAATCGTCCAATCAAGAACCCTAACAGCTTTGAGGTGAACACTGCCTTGCAACGCTGTATGGTCAAGGCAATCGCCTTGCTTGGTCTTGGTTGCTACATTTACGCTGGCGAGGATTTGCCAGCAACATCTGACGCTGGGGGTGGGGACAGCTCTCCACGGAAACCAGCAACGGGGCGCACCTCACCATCAAACTTTTCCGAAACAAGTGATGTAACTCCATCTAGCGGTGGTGGGGTGCAAATGCCCAAAAAGATTGCGTCTCCTCTTACAATGGAACAGGAGATTGCGATAGCCCCGGACTTAGATTCGCTGAAGAAACTTTACACGCGACTAGGGCCAGCGGCGAAAGACCATAACCATCTATTCACTAAACGTAAAAAGGAGTTAGAAGCCAATGGCTGATTACGACAACAATATGCGGGGCGTACTGTTCCCGAATGACAAGGGTGACAACCCAAAGCGTCCTGACATGACAGGCAGTCTTGAAATCGAGGGTATCAAATACAGGGTGTCTGCTTGGCAAAAAACTAGCCAAAAAGGGACTGATTTTCTGTCGTTCGTAGTTGAAGAGGACGATGGTACCCGCCGGGCTGCACCGATGCAAAATGGTGCCAATAATGAGCCATTAAATGACAGTATCCCCTTTTAAGATAACTGTAGTACCTGACGGCCTCATCATCGAAACAGGTGATGAGGTCTATCACATCGTCATGGACAGTGAAGAAATGATGATGCTGTCAACGCAAATCGTGTTGATGCTAACACAGGAAAACCGCGACAAAAGCAAGATGAATGGTTCTGGGCATGTGGCCGGGCATTAAGCGTAACAAGACCGTCAAGGTAAAGCGTACGGTTAGACCGGGTACATGCAGTTTTTGTGGCAAGGGATTTGATTGGAACATAGACCCCGGCATTGTGAATGGGGCAAAAAAGGAGTTTTGTGGACATGAATGTTTTCGGAAAAATATTGAGCAAGTTGTTCGGCACGACTACGGCGCGGAATTTGACAGCCTCTGAGATTGAGGCACCAGCGCATCACTGCCTACCGCCTATGGAGCGCATTATCCGCGCTACATGCACGGTGACAGGCGTTACTAGGAACGAGTTACTATCGGCTCGTAGGCCAGCCAAGTTCGTACATGCGCGGCACATAGCTATGTATCTGGCTCGTGAGTATACGACACTCAGCTTTCCTCAGATTGGCCGTGCAATGAACAAAGACCATACAACGGTTTACTATGTGGCTAATAAACTGGCGAATCGTAGCCGTGGTGCCACGATGATGAACCGTGACATTGCTGCTATTAAGAAGGCGGCTGGCTTAGATGGCTGACGATTACGTCAATCATCCACCCCATTATAAGCAGGGTGACATTGAGTGCATTGATGCTATAAAGGCTGCACTTGGAGATGGCTACACGTACTATCTCCAAGGCAGTGTAATAAAATATATATGGCGGTTTGAGCATAAGGAAAATCCTGTGCAAGACCTACAGAAATCAGCATGGTACTTGAACAGGCTTATAGTGGAGATGCAGAAATATGGCGAGGACTAGGCACGTTGCTGTCAAGTCTATTGGTCAAACTGTAGCCGGACAAATCGGAGAACACATAGCCGCCGCCGCAATCTTGCAACAAGGCTGGGGCGTGGCTATGGCTAGTCAGGATTCAGTTGACCTTGTGGCTTGGAACAAGGACACCGGGCAAAGACTTCTCATACAGGTTAAATCTGCACAAATTAGCAGAAACAGCCGAAACAAATTAGAGTTCCAACTTAGTCTTGGCGGAAATAAACGCTTACCAACTCGCTATGATTTTGACATAATGGTTCTCGTTTCAAGCGAACAAAGAGCATGTTACTTCTTACCTGTAACATCCATCAAACAGAAAAAAATGAATCGCGGCATTGCGTTCTTTGAGAACCAAGAGCTAGAAGCGGATTCGTGGCAAAAAGCAATAGAGGAATTGTATTATGAACCTACCCAACAGAAGACCTTGCGTAACTACAGACATCGGAGCCGGACTAGCAGTGACGGTTAGTTTCCACCCACAGACAGGCGAGGCAGTTGAGGTATTTATGACTGGCCGTGGCAAGGCCAGCGACAACACATTGACCGAAGCGTTGTACCAGCTAGGTGTAACTGCTTCTAAGCTGATGCAGGGCGAACATGATGAGGTTGAAGCAGTAGCATGAACCTAGACGTACTCAGGGAAGAAATCACGGCTGATGAAGGCTGTAAGTACGAGATATATTTAGACCATCTCGATTTGCCGACTTTCGGAATTGGCCATCTCATCAAAGTCGAAGACCCTGAGTACGGCAAACCTGTTGGCACTGAGGTCAGCGAGGAACGTGTCAAACAGGCGTTCAATCTGGACATCCTAATCACCATAGAAGACTGCCGCCGACTGTACCCAGAGTGGGACACATTCGGTGATGAGCTACAGCACATCATAGCCAATATGATGTTCAATCTTGGTTATCCGCGCCTTGAGCGGTTCCGTAATATGTGGGCCGCGGTGCGCGACCACGACTACAATCGGGCGGCAGATGAAATGGTAGATAGCAAATGGTATACTCAGGTTCCTAACCGCGCTAGGCGGCTAGTAGGAAGAATGAGGAACTTGGTCTATGAGCAAGACGCTAGTTGAATATAAGATTATTCCACGCCTGATGATGCTGGCGTTTACAGTAATGGCTTGGAATGTATGCGACTGGTTTATGTCGCTTGGCGCTGATGCTACCACCCAACAGACAGCTTTCGTTAGCACCATAGTCGGAGCGGCTACTGGTGCATTTGCCGTTTGGGTTGGCAATGAGGCTAAGTGACAATGCGTTGTGGCGTATAAACTATGTTTATCGTTTGTAGAGTATAGAAAGGGAAAGATATGAAAAGCATTATAGTCGTTGAGAGCGTTACAGAGCATGAAGACGGTTCAGCTACCGTAGTGTTCGACTGTGACGATGAGGCGCGTAAGGCGCTGATTAGCGAAGGGCTTATCTCATTGCTGGAAAAGGCGGTCAGTAAGCACCATCCAGAGTACCAAGCAATGACAGAGAAGGGCGAGATATGATACAGGCACTGATAGGCCCGGTTACAGGGCTGCTAGACAAGTTTATCGAAGACAAAGACCAGAAGAATAAACTGGCTCACGAACTGGCTACAATGGCCGACAAACACGCTCAAGAGCTTGCCAAGGGTCAACTGGACATAAATAAGGTAGAGGCGGCTCACAGGTCGCTGTTCGTGGCTGGTTGGCGTCCGTTTATCGGGTGGACATGCGGCGTGGCGTTAATGGCTCACTTTGTGCTGTTCCCGGCTACTGACTTTGTTGTGGCCTATATGGGCTACAACGTGCCACCGATGCCAGCGTTTGATATGGACAGCCTGATGACCGTGTTGCTTGGTATGCTGGGTCTGGGCGGTATGCGTAGCTTTGAGAAGCTGAAGGGCGTGTCTAAATAATGGCTAAGAAGAACTACATCAAAGAAGACGCAAAAGAAAAGTTCCCTGCATACACCAAGGCGTTCTGGACACCGCAAAAGTTTGGTGCCGCATCTGAAGTGCGCTCTATCAGCGTGGAAGACTATATGAAAGAAAAAAACCCCAGAGGCCAAGGGGGAACCTCTGGGGTGGAGTTAGGGAGGAAAACAGAAAGCTAGGATAGAGAATAGCTTTCTTCTCTCCGTTCTACCCAACTCAACGCTGAGTTGCAAGCATTAAACGTCAACACTTCCAACAATTCGTTTTCGTCAAATACCTTTACTATGCAGTCACCTTGCGGTGTGCGCTGTTCTATCTCATGCCGAATCCTTGGCTTCCACATGACAGTCTCCTAGTAGTTTACTCCTAACCATACTAGGCTGACTAATAATACGGTCACTGTCAATATAAGTATTCCGGCAGCAATAATTTCAATTACCTTCTGACGCATTTCCTGTTGCTTGTAAATGGCTTCCTGTCGTTGCTTGCGAATACGTCCCTCTAGCTGAATCAGGTCAGCCCACGCTTGCGGCCCATACGACATATTCAGAAATGTCTTCAGTTCCTGACGCTGGGCTTCTAGCTTCTTCTTGGCTGTGTAGGCTTGCAACGCCTCTTCCTCAATGGAACCAGCAGAGAATAGCTTCTTAAACAGCGGCGGGTTCTTAGACTGCTTTTCAGCTTGGTCAACGTCACTAGCCATCTTCATCCAGCGCGATACGTCACCCATACAGGATTCGATGTCACGGCCAGCCGCTATCATATTCTTTATGGTGTTAAACGCCGCTGTAGCGCCGCTGACGGCGGCTGCAATAGTGATTGGTTCCATAGCCCTACTTCAACACTGGTTTGCATATAGCGACCATTTTAACACGTTTACCGTCCAGTGACGATATAGGTGGCTGGTGGTTTAGGCGATTTGCTATGTACAGGCAACGGTCAACGTCAGCGAATGTCTGCGTCTGGCTGATGATGCCAGCGCCCATATATACGACTAGCAGAAACTCTATCATGTGCCTTGGTCGTCAAACGTGACTTTCTTGCACATAGCTCGCCAGTCGCGGATGTCGCCGCGCTCGATTAGCTGTTCGTAGTTCTGGATTACTTGTTCTTCTGGTGGGCAGGCAGGTAGGATGTCGGCGTGTACTTCCAGTTGGCCAGTGTTTAGCATTAGCACAACCAGAAATACAAAGCCCTCAACCACGGCCCAAGACTTTATCGAGCTTGTCCTCGACCCGGTGCAGGGCGTCCATAACCTGACGCATGTCGTCACGCAGTTCAAACTTTGTGGCGTATTCCTCGCGTGTTTTATTCAGCAAAATATTGAGCCGCTTCTGCTCTTTGCTTTGCTCAGATAGGAACCAAGCAAGGCCAGCCACGACTAGCCCGGTCAGCGTGTCGATGAGGCTGGTCATTTCCATCAGTCTGCGTCCTGTATAGTTAACTCACCAGCTTCTACTTGGCGCATGATTTCTCTATATCTAGGACTGGCATCATCTATTGAAATCCAATATTCAATGCCATCAATAACAGCAAAAATAAGTGTATTATCTCCGCCCCTTACATTTCTTTTATATTGTGCTGACGTTATGTTCATCGGCGCGTGTTGCATATTTATAACTCCGCATCTGCTGTATAATCGAACAAAAAATATCCTTCGCCAGTCACCGTTTGGGTGCCAAAAACTTCAAATCGTTTTGTGCCATTCACATTTAAGGTAACGGTGGTTGACATATTTGACGCACCCGTGTTGCTGAATACTATGTCTGGATTGTGGTTCATTGTCACCATATGGTCTACTGTCAAAAATTGAAGATTAGTAGCTGTAGCATAACCTGATTTAATTAACCTAGAACCACCGCCCAAACTTTGCTGATAATAACGCAAACATTGGTTAAGCACTTCATCATATGGCTGATGAATAAAGTCGGTTGCCGTTTGACCTAATTCTAATTTTACGCCAGTCAAATCAAAGGTTGCACCAGAAGTATTTAACCAGTTTTGAGCATAGTCTTCAGTGACATCTGCGATATCTGCCGCCTTCCAAGCATTTGTTGTACTTCCAGATGTCGTGTAATCAGTGCCAAAATGTGCCACTACATTAACAAGTAGGCCGGGGCCATTATCATTGTTTATGGTGATGTTTGAATTTCCGGGTACTGTTTTAGTTACTTTTGTCCAAGTATTAGCACTGAGGGTAAATTCGTGAGCATATGATTGCTCAGTACCATCTTTGCTTTGAAAATAAACTGTATAGGTACCAGCAAGACTTGAACGAACCCAAAATGAAAGCGTTATATAAGAACTAGTAGAAGTAAAATTCCAACCACTTTGAGCCATATTTTGTGCTTCTACATACTGTAAAATCTGGTGATAAGCACCAGTATCAGTGGAAGTGCCTGTAACTGTTGACCTGAAATAGTTTCTAAGTCCTAAAGCATATGGGGCATCGCCTGAACTCAGACTTTCTTGCGATTGTGTGACAGCCGCACCAGAACCGCCAAAAGACGCATTCCATCTATCTACTGAGTTCATTCCTGCTGATGTGCTTGAAGTGGCTCGCTGTGCTACTGTCATCTGTCCATTGATGATGAGCGAGGGGTTCGCGTGTCTATCCGCCCAGCCTAACTGCCCCGACCCATCCGTCTTCAAAACTTGGTCGGCGCTGCCGTCACCGTCAGGCAATGTGAATGTGGTGGTCGTGGTCACGCTTGATGGCGCTTGCAACTTGATGCTGTTGGTGTCGGTGTCGTCCTGTAGCTTTAGAACGTCCACACCGCTGGTGCCAGCCGCAAAGTCAGCGAGATGGCTCATCTGCTCCCGAATGGCGTTGTTCACGCCACTAGGTAACATGCCTTCAGCTACAGATATTCCGCCGACATCTAGGTTGTTGGCGGCGGTGCTATCGTAATCAGTGAGCTTATCTTTGGCCATTATGCGTTCTCCAGTGCCGTAATACGGGCTTCAAGTTCCTGTATGGTCTTCACCAGCAACGGCACCAGCTTTGACTGGTCAATGCCTTGATACACAGGGTTATCATCGTCATCTACCTCATTATGTGTGCCGGTAATAGCCTCTGGAACAATCGTCTGCACCTCGTGTGCAAGGAAGCCATCGACTGTGGTGTCAGGGTCAGCAATAAAGTTAAACCGAACAGGGTTGAGTTGCTTGAGGCGTGTGGTTGCGTCCCAGTCTGCTACCACGTTTTCTTTGAGGCGGTAGTCTGATGAGGTGTTGTATGCTGTAGATGACCCTGTTACAGAAATACTCCCCACAGTGGTGGTGTCTTTGCGGAAGCTAACAATTTCACCATCGCTTGTCTTACGAACAAAAGTTGCAACCCTGCTTCCATCTTCAACAAGTGAGATAGAACCTGCATAAATGTCTCCACCAGCGGTTGTATTGTCAACAGAAGTCTTCCCCACCAGCAAGTTGCCACTGCTGTCGACGCGCATAGCTTCTGAGCCGTTTGTATCAAATCTCATATAATCGCCGTTGTGAGCATAAACAATCTGACCGCTAGTGTTTGCTGTCTGGTCGCCAAAACTTATGGTTGAGTTGTAGTTTGTGCCAGCAGTAATAAGTTGTTGGGCGTTGCCTGTACTGTTTTCAATTTCAAGTTTATACCCTGACGCTGGCGAAGTCGTCCCAATGCCCACTTGATTATTTGTGCTGTCAACGTAAAGGGTGTCGGTGTCAACGGTCAGGTCGCCAGTTACACTCAGGCTATCAGCAGACGGGCTTTCCAAAGCCACCGCGCCAGTAGACACGTCCTTTAGGTCGGCCATAACCTCGCGGATGGCGTTGTTGATGCCAGCCGGAGAACAGCCCTCGCTGATGTCGATGGACTGGATGTCGGTGTTATTTGAGTTAGTAGCATCGTAATCGCGTATGCTGTTCTTTGCCATATTGTTCTCCTAGAGGCACTACCTCTTTATAGCATCATTCCTATTGTTCTGCTAGTAGACCGCCTGTCATGCCTGATACGGCTGGTGCGGCGGCTAGTGACCTTGCCAAGTACCCCGGCGTTGATAGAGCTTCTCTAGCAACAGCGGCACCTAATGGGCCTGTTCTGTATATAGCGGCAAGCCCGGCAAGGGCTGGCAATGCCTGAGTGCCAGCGGCGTATAACCCGCCACCTGTGGCCAGTTTTGGCAGTGTCAACAAACCAGCAGTGCCTTCCGGCGATGGCACAGAGCCACTAAGAATATCTTCTGCTCTCTTAACGCCTTCATACATAGGCGCATCCATATACTTGGCTGATTCCAGTGCTTCTGTAGCTTGCTCTGGCGTAAACGCACCTCTTTTACGGCCTTTCTTTGCGGCGGCTCTCATCGGAAACATATTTCTGTACGCTTTTCTTGCGTTCATCAGCTCCTGATTGTTTCTATTTTGAGATACAAGTATGCTTTCAAGATTTTCCTTTGCGGCCTTAATTACTTGCTTTGCGTTATCGCCAAGGTCAGCCTTCTTTGTCGCATCATTGAGGGCTTTTAGTGATTTCTGAACCATTTGGCCAGTCATCTTGTTTTCAAAGATATTTGACGCAACAGAATCTTGTAGGATTTTTCTAACTTGTTTTATGTCATCGAGATTCAAGTCAATGTCATTAAGAGACTTTGGCTTGATAGCAGATTCCATCATTTCAAGCACAGGTGTTGTGTCAGGCAAGTCAGCCTTCTTTACAGCCTCTGTAAATGTTGACTTAATCTTTTCTTCCGCAAACTTGGCGGCTTTCTTTACATTCATACCTTCAGGTATTTTTACGCCAATAGGCTCAAGAGCATCCTGTATGAAGTTCTTGCTGAAGCCTTCAAATGCCTTCCTCTGGGCGCTAGAAATACCAGCAATATCGCCTATCAGCGTCTTGCCAAGAAGGTTCTCTGCATAAGCTACAGGGCCGCCTAATTGTTGCCCCACAGTCAACGGCACACCTTCATCAAGCAAGCCACGAACCTCGCGTGTAGCACCTGTGGGTAATGCGGCACCTGCCGCGCCTAGACCAGTGCCTATCGCGCCGCCAATAGCCGCCGCTTTAGCTCTTTCTTCTAAGCCACCTTCTGCACCACCAGCCCCAGCTAGAGCGCCGCCAGCGCCAGCCAATGCCGCTTGCTGTGCGCCCGACAGCAACCGACCTGTGCCTTTAGCGGCTTGTCTTGCGGCGAGTTTAACACCACCAGCAACGCCCATAGGTAATGAGCCAAGTATCTCGCCAGCAATAGCTGACTTAGGATATTGCTCTCTAAATCCGGCTCTCTCAGCGGCAGATTCAGCCATACGCGCTTTAGCGGCTGGCATAAAATCTTCGCCACGAACTAATGCTTTCAATCCCTCTACACCAGCGCCAATCTCATCAGATAAGCCGAATGTCAGGCCTTGCAACGCGGCTGTGCCAAACCCCGGCAGAAACTCTTTAGCCTCTGCTGTGGCCTCGCCAGTAAACTCATCTGGCATAGACATCATCTGTTGTTCAGCGGTGGGCGCACCTGATGGCTTTGGCGCTTTCACTGCTGGTTTTTGCTGTTGTAGACGTTTAATCTCGCCAGCAAGAACACGGGCGTCTTCTGTGTTACCAGCCTCATGCGCCTTCATAAACGCCGCTTTTAGTCTGTCTAAATCAGCCACCTTGTTGTCCACTCATATATTTATCAACTAAAGCGTCCACATTTGGACTTGGTTGGTCTGGGCCAGCAAGAACTTCAGCGGCTGGGTCGCGTATATCTGGTATCTCTACTGTCTTGAAGTTTGGAAGTGTTGATGCACTTGTACTTAAAGACCTTTGACGCTGATAGAATGGCAAGTCTGTATTATAATCATTAGACTTTTCTACCAATACTTTACCTATGGCCCATTTTACAGTTTGTGGGTCAGTTGATAGATTTCTTAAATCTCCACCTAAGTATTGAATCAAACGTTCAGCATCATTCTCAGTCATCACGCCGGGGCCAAGAACATCAACACGAACTTGACCAAGAACACCTTGCTGCATACCAATAGCAAGCTGTCTAGCTATTTCCTTCGGTGTTAAGTCCTTACCAACGAGTGTCTTTGCCTTTGCTGAAAGAGATGTAGCAAGGCCAGCAAAACCGCCATCTACCGCTTCTAGGTCTGTATATAATTTATTTAAGGTTTTAATACCTCTGCTTTGAGTTCTTGTTTCATTAGCAAGGTTCTTAACTTCTTTTATGCTTAATGCTTCACGGTCTATGTTTTCGGAAGAAATAAATTCTTCGGTATCCTTTACTGGACGGAAACCGCCTTCCGCATCTGGGTCTTCAACTACTGTAACGTAGCCGCCCTCTGCTGTTGTTTTTCTATATACACGTTTCTTCGACTTTTCACCATTCTCAAGGAACACGCCCTCGACAGGTTCAAGTTCAGTCTTCTTTACATCTTTAGGTAGGAAGGTATCCCATCGCACAACACGACCATACTGGTCTGCGTTTAACGCTTCTGCCTCTGGGCTACCGGGTGTTACATATGCAACTTCAGCCTTACCTATAGTGCCATCTGGATGTTTAACATCTTGAAGTTTGAACCCAAGAGCCTTACCAGTTTCTCTCTTTGCCTGTTCCTGTTCAAAAGCAAACTTTTTTTCCTTTAACCCAAATTCCTTTGCCGCTTGCTCACGTTCATACGCTTGCTGTTCAGCGGCTGCTTGTGCCGCCGCCTCTTCTTGAGCTTTTCTTTCTTCCGCCGCTTGTCTCTTCTCCATAGCACCGATGCCAGCCTCTGCTGACCGTGCCAGTATCTGACCAATGCTAGGTGCCTGTGCTATTGGCTGATAACCGCTCATTTCCAGCATAGCTCGACCAGCAGCGCCTAAACCAGCCATCTCAGGCGTACCTGACGCTGGTAATGCCGCTGACAAGCGTTGCATAGGTGATGGCTTTGGAGCAGGGGCAGTCGGTGCCAAGCCGTACTTAGCCATCAATGCCTGACGCGATTGGGGGGCTGTAGGAGCGGCCGCTTGTGCCAGTACCTGTCTGCGTAGCCCAGCAAGGTCTAAAGGCTGTGCAGAGGCCATTGTAGGCCCAGCAACAGTAGGTGTAGGCGCAGTGGCTGGTGCCATCATTTGAGCCAGTGATGGGCGACCAACGCCCATTTGACCGCCTGTCATGCCTCTCAGGAACGGATTAACAGCCATCTAACTCTCCTAACCTAGCAATCCTGCTAAAGCACCTAAACCAGCACCATAGCCAGCGCCTAGACCCGGAACCATACCGCCTAGCTGTGCGCCTGACAAAGCACCGCCAAGGATGCTTGTAAGTGGCTGACGCTGTTGTGTTTCATATGTGGTCTGACCCATCTCACCGCCACGAACAGCCGCAAGATATTGCTGTAGTTTCTCTTGTGGCCGTGCTTGCTCAAACTGGAACCGTTCAATATCAGCCGCCAACTCTGCTTGCTGTTGAGCCTCACGAGCCGCACCAACACCTGCCAATGTCTCAAGGTCAGCATAACCGAACTGACGTGCCGCTGGTGCCTGTGCAATCGCTTGCTGTTGTGCTTGCAACGCCATTGGTGCCAGTGCCTGTGCCAATGCAGCTTGCTGGTAGCCAGAGCCGTAACGACCAGCTTGTGCGGCTTGCGCCTGTACCTGCTCTACGACTGGTTTAAACGCCGCTGATTGCAATGGGTTTGTACCCATCAGGTTCTGCATCACGACATCTTGTACGCCTTGAATGAACGGGCTACCAGATATTGCTTGCTGGCGGATACCTTCCAACGCCATCTCAGATTCTGGCGAGTAGCCTACAACTGTGCTGCCGGGGTAATACTGAGGCGCGCCTGATTGATAAAGCTGCTTTGCTTGAGAAAGGCCATACTCTAGGAATGGCTTCTGAAAAGCTGGCGGTTCTGTTGAACTCGCCTGTACCGTTCTTGTGTTACCGCCGCCTTTGCTCATCTCATATTTCCTTTGTTAGTACAGTTGACGCTGGACTGTAGTCCTTTAACTGCCGTTCCCAGCCTTTGCGTCCGATGATTTCCATTCCGCTACATCCGTGGTCTCTTGCCCACTTCACTAGCTCTTTCTCAGCCTTTACCAATTCACCCATATCACCGCCAGCCAACCAGATACGACACACGGCCTTTTTCGGGTAGTCAACTATCTCCGTCACTATAACAGAATTTTCCAATGGGAAAAACTGCGCTTTACCGTCCTTTATAGCATCTAACACATCTAACGAACTATGAGTATCGCCAGAATACGCCAACGCCGCATCTATGTGATGCGCTAATCTCTCGAACTCATCCAATAATGAGGTATGCGAAATCTGCTGTGTGTCCTTGATTGTCATGTCCAATAACCATTGTGCCTTTTGTGCTTGTGCCTTTAACGTAAGGATTATGATGCCACGGGTCGTGGTCAACCCCACAGAAAAACACCAAACTCTCAGGCCCATAACGAGGTTCAGATACCGTTGTTTCTGTTACATTAGCACCCAACGTCACATAACCAACACTGTTTAAGCCGCCATTGATAGTACGATTAAGAACCTCTGCAATCTCGCGTGTTGTTGCTGTGACAGGGTTCAGTGTCCGAAAGTTGGTTTTGCGCTGTTCAACTGTCATCTGCGACCTACCTGCCTAGCCTCAATGTCTAAGCCCTGTGCGTATGACCATTGGCCTGTAAGCGTCATTTTAGCCCTGTGGTATCGGTCTTGCGCCCTAAACGGCACGAACCCAGCGTCATTAGGCGAACCTGCCGCTGTATAAGCTACTGTGTCGGTGTGTGTGCCTCTAAGCCCGATAGCTACCGTTACATCGCCGTCCTCGTGGTACGGGTATACTCTAGTGACGATTGTGTGTCTGCCAGTGGCAATCCCTGTTTCGCCCGTGACAATAGTGCCTTCAAGCGGGTCACCAGAAAACGCATATATCTTTGTGCCTAAAGCGCCGCCAAACAGGTACTGACCGCCCTTGTACAGCGCACTATCGAGTGAAGCTGGCAACGAATCTAGTGACGCGGAAATCTGGTCAAGGTTCTCTAGCGTGTAGCCAGCCGTGAAGAACGGTGCAACAAGGTCGGCTTGGACATTGGCAATCGACCAGCGATTTAGCGCATAGTTGAAGATAAGCAACCTGTCAGGCGTATCATCAATCGCACTATTGCTGACATATGACCAAATAGCCAACTGATTCTGCGGGTCAACAACCGATGTCATCTTTTCTTTGTAGCCGAAGTTGAAGTCGTCAAAGAACCAGCGATTTATCTTCTCAGCACCGATTGGCTGTGACTTTGAGCCGTCAAACATATAGAAGCCATCATCTGACAGGTAGAATACCATATGCCCGATATTGCATACAGAACCCGGCACCTGACAGCCCCTAGACGTTTCAACCTTATCGAACTGCCAAATAAGTGGTGGGCCAGTGTATGTGGCGCGTACAATAGCGCGTTCCATCAAAATGGTGGCGTATTCACCGCCTACCAAGCCTGTAATGCCACCAGCATCAGGTATATCTTGGAAATCAGACTGGTCTGTACCAGCAGTCCAAGCTGTAATGTCATTAAAGCCTGACCAGTAGCAACGATACGGCACACGGCCAGAACCTTCGTCAATGTTGGCCGTCCATACAAAATCACGCACAGCGGCTATGAAGTCAGCCTTTGGCGCGTCTGTAGACAGCACGCCAAATGCGCTTGCTGTGGCTAGATTATACAACTGCAACTCTTCGCCAATGCCGCCAGCCGCAATAACATCTTCACCGAACTTGATGAAACGCCAGCGCTCTTTTGATGTCAGTGTATAGCCACCAGAGGCGCTGACGTCATCCAGAGCAGAACCTGTCTGATTGAATAGATACAGACGCGCACTGTCGCCAGCAAACAGCTTCACGTTGTCTGATGCGTCCTTTGCAGAGAAAATGCCTTTAATCGTGTCTGACGCATCGCTAGAGTACGCAACGAACTCATTTAGGCTACGATAGCCGTTATAAGCTGGAACCACGTTAGTGGCCTCAGTAACGCCAGCGTTCATATAATCTGGCTGGTCAGGTAGCCATTCACCAAACTGTATCATTGTGTCGCCCAAACCTCTGTGCCAACTGTTGCCGTTGCCCAAACCTCACTGCCTACAGTGACGTCAGACCAAATCTCTGTACCCGGTGATATAGCGCCCCATTCCTCGCCTAGACGCTTTGCTTCACATGAAACACTCATTCTAGGCTGTGCTGTACCCGGCATAGCGAATATACCATTAGCCGCGCCTGTTGTCGTTGCCGCTATTGATACAGCACTATGCACATTGAACACATAGTTAGAATCTGACGTGGCACTAATAGAAATCGCCTCAGACGCGCTGTCAGTGCGTATACGGGTAGACACGGTAGATTCTGTAACAGCAACGCTTACAGATGCGTCTACGGTTCTAACAGGTGTTATAACAGCGGCGTAACTAGCAGCACCTGTTACAGAGCCTTCCATCGGGCGAATACGATTGTTGTCTGCCGTTGCGGATGCGGAGATAGATACCGCTGCTGGCATTTCAATCGCAAACTGAACCTCTGCCGTTACAGTAATTGCAGCAGTAGCAGTGCCTTGAAAGTGCTTGACCTCTAGGTTCTCTAGCTGTTCAAGGGTGCCAAATGTGTCTAAGTCTTCAAGCGTACCCCAGTTGTCTAACTGCTCTAATGTTGGATTAGACCAGTCAACCTGAGTAAGCAGTAATGCGCTGTCCAGCGAATATGGAAGCGCATCAATGCTACTGGTAAAGTTGTCTAAACTGGGGGTGCCTGTAGCCATTAGCTACACCTATGCCGCTGTGATGTCTAAATCACCAGCAGAAATCTTTAGGATGTCACCTGTGTCAATCAGCTTCGCTGCGGTAAATGCACCGTGAATCAGCAAGTTCCCGGCTGATGAAGCGTCAAACAGCCCAAAGTGGCTCACTGTACCCCAGCTTGCTGTAGCCGCTGAGAACTCAATAGCCGCGCTGTTGTCAGCCGTGCCAGATGCCGCCGCATTGAATGTAGCCGCTACACGGGCATAACCGTTGCCAGAAAGCTCTGTGCCGCTGTTGTCATCGGCAAATGAACCTGTAGACAGGCCTACATATACAGCCGTAGGCATCGTATAAGCACCAGTGCTTAGAATGTGGTCGAGAATCTCATTCTCTAGGTAGTCAGACATTGCAGACATATTTTACTTCTCCGCTGTTGCGTTCTGCCGTAGATAGGCAGACTTAGTGGTTAATGGCCCTGTGCCGTAGTGTGAACGCTCTTCGTCCATCCGCACCTCATTTATAGCACGAGTAAACTTTTCGTCATACTGCGCGGCTCTTTGCTCGTCCAGCAAGTACACATAGGCTTCAGTCAACGCGCCATACAAATACACATCTGGTGAGCGTAGGAACAGCACAGGCGTTGTTGTAGCGGATAACGTGTCTACAGAACCAATATACACTATCTCCATAGTGTACGCGCTGTCAGGAACAGGCCGTACCTTCATTTCCTTACCGACTATGCTGTAGCCCTTTGGCTTGCCAAGACCATTGCTAGAGTATTCTGAATCTAACCCAGTGGGTGACATATAGTTCAACACCGTCAGTGGGCTGGTGTTCAACTTCACCTCACGCACCTCGCGCAAATCTGTCGGCAATGCAATGTATTCGTCACCAGCCGTCAATGTGGCTTGTGACCGCTTTTCCTGTTCGCGTGTTTCTAGCTCACGATTGATGCGAGCCTCTGCAAGCTGGATAAAGTCAGGTATCTGCGCGGTAAGGTCGCTACGAGCCAAAAAGTTGGCTATAGAGGTCTGCAAGTCTGCGTAAGATGTAATAGCCATTAGATGTTACCGCCGCCTGTTCTAAACGCCCGGTTCTCGTTGCTATTCAGCCACGCCTTCCAAGCCTTTGGGTTCTCGCTAGGTTTACCCAGCTTTTCTAGTAGGTGATGATACACTACATTCGGTATTTCTGCCACATGTTGCATATGACGCTGGGTGCCGCGCAAATTGCCGTAGCGCCAGTCGTCACTCATTTGCTTGTTAATCTTGAACAGATTGTCGAACTTCTGGGTAGTCTCAATGACAGTGGAACCGTCAGAGCCTTGGTTTAGATAAATCTCTTTGCCTGTAGCGGCATCTTTAGAAAGTAATCTTTTCATGTTTTTCCCTTAAAAGAAGAAGGGGCGGCGAACCGCCCCCTCTATGTTACTTAGGCACCTGACAAGTCGAAGATACCAGCGTGTGCTTTTGGAGCTTGTACTTTCAAAGCCCACTCAGTCACAATCTGGAATTTCTCAGCGTCACCTGTTGGCGCGATTTCGTTCTCAGCAAAGTTACGGCCATTGATGGTCGCAAGAGAAGCGAAGTCTGGGTCAATCAGGAAGATGCGGTCGTTGCCCATGAAGCGTGAAGGAGCTACTTCGATGGTGCCGAAGTCAGTCAAAAAGACTGATGTCGAACCAACGTAGGTAACTTCTTTAGCGGCTGTCATGTTGACATCGTTGCTAACCAAGTTGCCAGAAGCTGACAGGTCAGAGAAGTTTGCACGGTTAGTGGCCGATGCAACCATCATCTTCGGATTACCACCGTCTGTCCAAGCGTCTTGCATGCCGTCTTCGATGAGGGCAAGTGTCAACGCACGGGCAGTACCAGCAGTGATGGTGTCTGTACCTACGCCAGCGGCGAAAGTACCAGCGGCACCTACTGAACCGTTTGTAATCCAGCATGACAATGATGCTGATTTACGAGGGTCAGAACCACTACGAGCAACGTCTGTGTCACCGATAGCTTTTTCGATATCACGGCGAAGTTCCAATGATTTCAACACCTTCTGGTACGCTACTTCACGGTCGCGGCCAGCTTTTTCAACTGCATCAAGGGTCTTTGATACAGCTACTGCTTTGACCGAAATCTGGTGGTAGTTACCAAGACGGACGGTTGCTGTTGGAGCAACGATGCTAGCATCTGCGCCTTCCGTTGCGTAGTTGGTGGCACTTGCAGAAGCAAGTTCTTGTACTTGCCATTCAGTGAAGATGCCGTTTGAGGTTTCCTTCTTCAGTGCGCTGAAGATAGGTGTTTCATCGGGGTCAATCCGATAGATGACGTCAGCAAGCTGTTCGCGCTCACCAACGGCTGACGAGGTAGTGAATGTGGACATGATTCATCTCCTTCTAAGGTTAATTGCCCATCAAGTATGATACGGCGGCATCTACAGACCGTTCTTTATTCAAACGGTTCATAGACTGTTGCCGTGAACGACTAGCAACTTGCTTCTTTGTGCGTGGCTGTCCAGCTTTAGCCATCTTCGGAGCTTCTCTGGTGCGTTTCTTAGCATTGGGTTTCTTACGCTGTAGATTGTCCCACTGCATCGCTTTGTACAGAAGTTCCACAGCCCTAGCGTCTGTGGCCTGTGCAACTTCTTCTTCGCTAAACCCGATGTTACGAGCGTACTCAACTACTTGAAGACGCTCTTTATTCCGAACATCGTCATCCTTCCATTGAGGGATGCGATTTAGCATTTCAGACCGTTGCGCTCTAAGATGCTCGTGAAGCATCTGTTCACGTTCAGCGGCCTGTTGTTGAGCGACTGCCTGTCGCTCTTGCTCCACTTTTGAGAGGTTGGCTTTCCGGTTATCGTACTCTGCTCTAATGGCGTTGTACTCTTCAGCCGTCACCTCTCTTGCTAATGAGACCCAATCAGGTTCCTGAGGAATTGTCTGTTGAATCTGCTGTGCCAGCACATCAAGTTGCTGTGCGTAGTAATCACGAGCTTGCTTTGCTTGCGCGGCTTCTTGTTCAACAGCCTTGCGTTGCTCCGCAATTTCCATACTACGCTTAGTAAAAGCCTGTTGCCTCTGATAACCTTGTAGGGCTTCGTCAAGGCTGACCTCTATCTCTTCACCGTCTACTTTGACTGTGTAGAGACGCTCTTGAGGTTCCTCTTCTCCGTCCTCGTAGTCATCGTCTTCATCAGACCCTTCAGCATCATAAGCATCATCCTCGTCATCCTCGTAAGATTCAGCCTCAAGCTGAGTGTCTTCTTCGGTAATGTCGGCCTCTGCCTCCACTGGTTCGGAAGCTACTGCTTCCTGCCGCTCTTCTACAACCGTATCCTCTTCGGGGGTATTTAGAAGGCTAATTGCATCATTAATTGAAATAGCTCCGGTTCCGTTAGGATTGTCGGACATAATTATTTCCTTTTCTCAAATTGTTGACGTTTTTGCAACTCATCTAGCGAAACTTTTGCCATTTTGCCGTCTTCAACGACCTTATGGATGTATCCTTTCAATGCTTCTAAGTTCTGGCACAGCATATACAGACGCTCTCTGGCCTCTGTGTCTCCTAATGCGCTCTGCTTCCAAGCATTTGTAAATTCTGTCTCTAAATACTCAAAACTCTCTATGAATATTTCGTTCCGTAAAACGGCTTTGGCTTTTTCAGCCCTCGCCATCTGTTCCCTTGCTTTTCCTTCGTTCAAATCTAATCTCCACCTTCAGACAAAACTGCTACATTGCCGTAATCATCAATATACTTACTGCCGCCTTCCCACGTCCATTTTAAACGACTGTCTTGCGGATTTACACGCCGTTCAGCCTCGCTTTGTGGGTCTAAAACGTGATAATAATATTCTTGTTGTGGCGTTAGTCTGCGGCGCTGTTGTGCGGCTTGTTGCTGTCGCCGTTTCTCTTCTTCGCGCGCGGCTTCTTCTTCTGCCATTCTTTGCAAGTAATCAGGCGTAACATTAGTAGCCTTATAATCGCCGCCGGGAGCGCCAGAAAAACCACCAAGTAGAGACATATCAGATATATCGTAATCATCTGAAAAATAACTAGGTACAGTGCCAACGGGCAACCTATAAGCTAAATTCATAGCTTCAAAGTTAAATGGCTCAAACAAAGTGCCAGCTAGATTTGGCGCAATATCAAGCAACCCCTTGCGTCCGTAAACTTGCGGTGCGTTCGGGTCTGATATTTGTTGCAAGTATCGCTCTTGAGGTGTGTACACTTGCCTTACAGGGCTAATACCTCCGTATCCCATAATAATCTCCTACGATAAAAGTGCATAACCCTGAAGGTTATATGGGTCTTGGAAGATGCCAGCGCGTGTACCCGCACCGCGCCGATAAGCTAGGTTGGCGGCTTCAAAGTCCTGTGGTGTTCCGAAACCAGTTCCGTATTGTCCAGCAAACTCTGGCAAGCCAGTAGGCGCTACATCAAGTAACCCCATCCGTGCATATGTGCCGGGTTCATATGTGAAACCGTCACCGCCTACTGTATCTCCAACATTTGCTAGTGGGGCGTCAATGCGACATGCGTTGATGTCACCGTCAAATGTATAGCCACTAGGACACTCTTCTTGACCCGTGACTGGGTTTGTCTGTGTTGGTACTATTTCTGGCCCACCGCCGCCCATATCTGACCCAGCACCCATATCGCCCCAGCCTGTTGTTACAAAGCCTTTTGTCGGCAACCCTAAAGTACCAAATGCGGCAGACAACATACCGGGCGGCATACTTTGCTCTGCTTGAAAAGATGAAAAAACGCCCGGATACCCCGGTGGTGCCGGAGTAAACCCACGCATATTCTTACCCTTTGCGTAAGCATCTAAAGCGGCCCTATCCACCCAGCCTAATTGTTTAGCCATCATAATATCTGTTATTGCTTTGGCTGTTTTTACGTCAAAGCCACGTTCACTAGATGGCGCACGACCAACAGCCGCTATCTCTCCCGGTGTTGGCGCAGTAGTTCTGCCAGCAAATGCAGGGGTTCCATATCTTGCCTGACTTTCTCCGGGTGACATTCCGCCGCCGCCTCTTACTCCGCCTCTTCCAGCCTCGCCAAACGCACCAGCGCCGCCTGACATGCTGGATTCGCCGCGAGGGTCACCACCACCGCGTCCACCGGGGCTATCACCACCGGAAGCACCATTTGCATCACTATCGGAGCCAGCACTACCACCCATATCTCCGGGGCCAGTTCTATACGCCGGAATACCCATTGGCCCCGGTTCGCCAGAGCCGCCATTGTCCATAAGCAACTGTGCTTCATCTGGCGTGATGTAGGCTAGTAAGTGGTCTTGACCGCGAATCTCTACACGGCGTGGTGGGTTCTGGTTTTTCATCTTCTTGGCCATTTTACACTCGCGGTAGGTTGGTTGAGATTTGTGCGTCTGTCACAGCTTTCGCCATACGCAACTCAGCTTCTGCTTGCAACTCCTGACGGCGTAGTTCCATCTCCATCGTCATGCGCTCACGCTCTAGCTGAATATCGGCTTGCATCTTCTCACGCTTCAGCGCCAGTTCTGCTTCCATCTGCTGTTGCTTCATAGCAATAGCTGGGTCAGGCTGTGGCGGTTGTTGAGCTTGTTGCTGTTGCATCATCTGTATTTGCTGTGGGTTGTTAAAGAACATGTCAGCGTCCTTGAAGCCACCAATCTCAGCAATGCTACGCAATGTGTTCACATATTGAGACATAGTCACAACAGGGTTGCTTGGCCCTAACTGCATCAGAATCTGCTCTTGCTTTGCGGCAATCTGCGTCAGGAACGCAATCTTCTGCTCATCATCAGCCGTGCCAAGCCCCACCTGCACAACAACGTCAAACTCACTGTTCCATTCACGCGGGTCAATCGGCACAAAGTTATTACGCAGACGCACAATGCGCGGCTTGTTGTCGTACTTAGTCACCAAGTGCAAGATGCCCTTAAACAGCGATTTAACGCCTGTTTCAGCCATTGTCCGTGCGTAGCTTTCCAGCTTTACCTGTGCGCCACGAACTGTCGCGCTAATGGCGCTGGCTGTCGTTGACTGCAACGCATTTGCATCTAAGCCCTGTGAGGCCTTGCTCATGCCTGTACGCTGTTCCTTGATGTTGTCGAGATAATCCATCAAAGGTCGCACTTCGCCGCCTACAGGGGTGCCTGTAATGGCTTGCACCATACCGGGCTGGCGAGCGCGAATGATACCGCCAGCAGTACCCTCAAGCAAATCATCCAGATTCACCTGACCTTCAACAGCTACCATCCGTGGCAGTGTGCTGGTGTATACGCTGTCCAGATACTGACGCATCAGTGTTGATTTAATGACCTGCAAATCTTCAGTCATGTCGTAGATGCTACGGCCAATCATGCGGTGTGGCATCAAGATAGGTGACACCACTGCAAACGGAACGTGGTCGAATGGCTCGTTATGCAAAATGTGAGTGCCTTCATTGCCAATGGCGCAAATCCGGCGGCGTTCAGCAATGCCGTCACCGTCATAGTCAACTTTCATAATGCACTCGTAGTACACGACCTCGCGCAATGTCGGGTCAGCCGCGTCAGTGCCTGTATTTGCTTCTAGGTCTTGGAAACGATTGGTACGCTCTTCGTCAGTGTCCAAATCAAACGTGCCAGCATATGCCTCGACCTCTTCACGGTCATAGCCCATAGCCACCAAGTCAGATACCGTCATAGTTGTTCTATGCGCGACAAAGTGTGCATCTTCTAAGCTGGTTGCCCGGCGGTTCACCAAGAACTCTTCCGGCGGTACGTTTATGACTTTAATCTTGCCTTTACGCTCCGTAACACGCACAGACAAATCATACGAACTTTCAAGAGGCACCACCGTTCCGTCATCTTCCATGTACGAATTAAGAATGGTTTCTTGCTGTTCAACCACTTTGATGTCTGGGTTAGCAAGTAAGACAGCCAGTTCATCTTCAGTAAGCCCGTTATACTCTTCTTCAGTAACACTCTCTTCTTCCTCATAGAAATACTTGACCACGCCCAGCCGGAAAAGCAGAGCGTCCTTAAACCAGTTGTAGAGAATCTTGTAGCCTTCATTGTCGTGATTGATGATGTAGTTCACATAATCACTGACTTGCTCCGCACGTTCTACATCCTCTGCCGTGCGTGGGCTGAAACGTACATATTTGTCATTTGCCGTGAAGACGCGCATCAGGTTCGGCATAATAGCTTCGACCGTGTCTGCGACCTCTGTGCTAACTACTGAAGAACGACCCTCTACTTCGTTGCCAAATGGCTCACCAAGGTAGAAATCCATAGCGCGGATGCGCTCTTGAGAAAACTCGCTGTCGAAGTGATTAAGCGCGTCAGTAATCTCCGAAGAAATAATGCTATTAAGTCTGTATTCATCCATTTTTGGCATTAGCTTTTTCCTTCGGCTTCGATTGCCCATACATGCAAGTACCTGCCGCCTTGCACATCTTCTTAGCTACGCACCCCTTACAGGTGCCAAACTCAACCGCTTTTGCAGCGTCTACCACCGCAGATGCGGAAATGGAAGCCGTTACTTGCGCTTGGGCTTCCTTGCTTAGTTCCAATGGCCTACGGCGTGAGCCTCTAGGCCGCATCATAACTCTCGTATACATCAGTCGCTTGCGAACTTACCTGTTTGCTGATTAGCAACTCTACGAACTGGACTGCGCTTTGGCATCTTCCCCGGCATGTCACGAATGGTGGTAGACGGGCCAGTGCTTTCAGTGTTCATAGCGTGGCTAGGATTTGCATATATAGGCTTGCTTTTAGGCATTTTCATTGCTTTGTGGCTTTCTTCTTAGAGGTTTTACGCATTGGGCCAGTCATGCCGATGCCGCCAGTAGTCTTCACAGGCACAGGTGTAGGCTCTGGCATAATAACAGGCTCTGCACCAATTTTATAGACTATACAACGCTGTTGAGGTTCGCAGCGCCGTGGGAATGGGCAACCGTCACAAATCTTCATGCTATTTCCTTTTCTTCTTTGCTTTTCGTGCCGTAGATAAGGCAATAGCCACAGCTTGTTTCTGTGGCTTTCCGGCTTTCATCTCAGTGCGAATATTCTGCGAGATGGTTTTCTTGCTGTAACCTTTTTTCAGCGGCATTACTTTTTCCTCTTTTTGCCACTAGCTGTAACAGACCAACTAACTCTTTTAGGCCCAGTTTTTTTCTTAGCCTCTTGTTTGCTTATACGCCCAGCCACCTTAGATGGTCTACAGGCTGGGTATCCACGTTTCTCACCTTTTTGGCGTCCACAAGGCTCCCCGGTCTTTACGTCAACCCATTTATCCTTGAACCATTTACCAAGTCCGGCCTGTGCTGGCATTATGACTTCCTTACACGATTATCTGAGCCACCCCACTTACCGCCTTTATCTTTGTACCATTTAGCCGCATAAGCATTAGCGTAAGCCGAAGGATAAACTTTGTACTTACGCTTTGCCGCTGCTTTAGCCTTTGACCAAAGGGTTGGGTCTTTTGGTGTTGAATTGCCGGGCATTACTTACCGTAACCTTTTCCTTTTTTCTTTCCGTATCCCATTACTTTCTCTTTCTGGCCTTTTTCTTGGCCGTTTCTGATAGTTCAGCGAAATGATACAGTTTCTTTGAAGATGCTGTATGTTTTGCACCGCTGTGCAAAGAGCCGTCTGACATTTTGTGCATACCGCCGGAATGTTTACTACCATCCCGAAAATAGTGTGGAACACCCTTGGCCATTATTTGCGACTGGCATACTTGCCACATGCTGTGCCTTTTTTGCCACCTTTCTTGCCAAGTTGCTCTTTCATGCCTTTAGCTGTTTTGGTTCCGTGCATGATTACCTCACCTGCTGCTGTATTTGCCAGTTTGTGAATTGTTGTATGGCTTCTTGCCGCTGAACGCTTTTTGACGTGATTTGAACTGGTCTGCGATAGATTCAATTACAGGGTTCAAATATGTCCCATAAAAGCTAGTATCTGTCGGTGTTACGCGCTGCTTTTTGTACTTAGATGCCATTACTCAATCCTCAAGTTGCCATCTTCTAGGCTGATTCTGCTGGCTATCTTAGCAGATTTATGCACCGCTAGGAAGTTGCCACCAAACGGATAATATTCATAGCCCATAGATGACAAGCGGTTTTCCATTTGCTCTTTGTTAATCTTGATAATCTCAATCAGCATAATAGGCTTGTGTTTCTGTATGGTTTTTGCTGCACCGTCAAGCGCCTCAAATTCCATACCTTCTACATCAATTTTAATAAAATCAACACGTTGCACTGGTAACTTATCAAGCATAATCTGCTCTACCTGTGCCATTGCATTGAGGTCTTGGCCGATGTTTTCGCTCTTGGCGTGTTGCTTGATTTCCATAGAGCCAAATGTGCCGGGCTGAAAATAATTTGGCTTTGGAATGTCGATGATGTCGTTTTTATCGCCAACCGCAGAATTGTACGCTGTGACATTGAAGCAATTATTAATCGCAATGTTGCCACAAAGCGCGTAGTACACGCTCTCTTGCGGCTCAAATGCAACTACAGTGCCTTGATTGTGCAGCATCTTGCCCCACTCAATCGTATGCACACCGATGTTAGCGCCGCAATCAATAGCCACTACGCCGGGGCCATTGTCATTGAGACAGGCTTGCAACAGAAACTTGCACAGCCCGACTTCAGTCATGTCGTACTGGCCTGTATTCAGCAACTGAAAGCCAACACCGTATCCGTGCTGGTCATCAATCATCTTGTAGTCGAACCGATTTACAATCATAGAGCCGTGGTCGGTACTCACCACGCTATAGGCTTGTGGCCTCATAAAATCACCATTTCACTTTGTCTGCCCAATAAGCGGCTGACATTTTCCCTTTAGATATATTCTGAGCGTGTCTAGCTTTGAATGATTTGCGCCGCGCCTTCTCAGACGCAGTTTGCGGATTTTTGCCAGCACCAGACACCCCTTGCTGACCAAAACGAATTGTCTTTACCTGATTGCCTTCTTTGGCCACGACAACGTGGCTTTTCTTCGGATGATTTGGTGTGCGCTTTGGCTTGTTATAGCCGGACACACCAGCACGTTCTAACCGTGGGTCTTTAGGCATCGTACTCAACCTCTTGCACTCGTGCGCTCTCAAACATCTCTTCAATCTCTTCTGATGTCATGCCAGCCCGTAATCCAGCACTAACCGCCATTGTCATACAGGCATCCATGACGTGTTGCCACTTTGCGTCAGAAGTCACGATAAGTCCAGCGGTGTGCATTTCCATCATTATCACGATGGCATCGACCATCTCGTGATATTCTTCTTGGCTTTCCTCTAGCTCAACGTCAACTTCCAAATTGCGCTTCGGGAACTTCAGAATATTGTCAGTCATACAACCCATCCTGTGTTTGGTTTCAGACTACGCTTGCTACTATAGCCTCTTGAATAGCCGCCAGCAATGGCACCACTCTCTGCAAAGCTAAGAACAAACGCATCAGCTACGTCTGGGCTTCGCTGACCGCGCCGCTTCATCTCATCCTTGCTCTCGACCTTGAGCTTACCATTAGACAGATACTTGTACCTAATGCCAGTAATTTCCTGTATCAACGCCGCGTCATTCGGTATCTTGCAATCTCTTGCCTCAAACCATTCACGAGCGTTCCAGAACAATTCATCTCTAAGCCTGTTGAACCTGTCCTTCAAACTGGCTGTCTCTGACACCGAAATTGCAACGGCTGGTAAATCCAACTCACGCAACCTGTCAGCCAAGCCAGCACCAATGCCAATAGCATCAATAAATATGCTTTGAGGGCGTAACCTGTAGGTGCAAGCCTCGTACTCTGAAAGCACAATACCAGCCATTTCCATCAAATCACGGCCCTGATACGTCTTAATCGGCTCTAACAGCACATTGCCCTGACGCTTGGCTATGGCGCTTCTATCGCCGCCAAATCTGGCAACGTCCACGCCCCAACTTACAGGTGCCGTGGGTGACGATTCAACATCTCTCTTAGTCGCCTCTTCCACAAGATGTAGCGGTAATAAGACATCATCTGATTGCGTAGGGAACTGACCCAGCACACGAACCCTGTATACGTTACTTTCTTCACCGTATTTCTCTTTCATGCTTTCCAAGAACTGCTCTGAAACAGTCGTGGCATCGTGACAACTGACAGTCATCGTATGCCAACGGTGACGCTGGCTATGATGGCTCTCAAAGAAAAAACCCTCAGAACGTGTTGGGTTTCCGCACATCACAGTCTTCGCGCCCGGTGTTGACATTGCGCCCTCACCGACTTGGAACACAACGTCAGGAATACCTGACGCTTCTTCGCATAAAAACAACATATTTTCTGAGTGGAAACCTTGTAAGGCTTCTGGGTTCTCGCGTCTACTGGTTCTTGCAACGGCAAAACTATCTGACGCACCCTTCAAGCTAATCTTGTCGCTCTTGAACTCTAGCAACTGTTTGAAACCTTCGGGCAACTGCCGCGCCCACTTGTCTATCTCCGTCCACAACACATCGCTCAACTGATGCGCCGTGTTTGCCGTGACAGCAACTTTGCACGGATAATGCGTTATCAGCCACCACAACACGAGCCAGCTTTGGAAGGCAGTCTTACCGACACCGTGGCCAGATGCAATGCTAACCCTGTCATTGTTAGCCACTGCCCTTAATGCTTCGGCTTGCCACGGCTGGGGTGTCACCTTCAAAATGCTTTCAACGAACAACACCGGGTCGTTGTGAAGCTGGACAAGCAGGTCGGTGTTTTCAGTCTTCTGCATCTAGGAATATCTCCAAGTCGTGCCGCACACGGTGCAAAACACCTTGCCAGTCCATCATTTTGCTCTGGAAGTAGCAGTCAACGCTGTTATACAGCCGTGACCGCTTCTCATACGGCCACCAACGCCAACACGCATCATACCGTGACAGCATCCAAGTTGGAACGCCAAGGCCACCAGCCAAGTGGCACAATGCCGTGTCAACTGTAATGACCAAATCAAGATTGCTTATAAGCGCGGCTTGCTCATCAAAGTCACCAATGGCACAGCTAAAATCAATCGCGTTGGGCAATCCCCACTCTCGCGTCAGGTTCACCACATGACAATCTAGGCCATCGAACAGGCTAACAACGTCCTGTGCCGTCATTGACCGCCGCTTATCAATCACAAACGCACCAATGTCATTCGGCCTAAAGCCACCTGACCAGCAAATGCCAATACGCGGCTTACCCTTCGGCAACTGTGCGCCAAGCTCTGCAATCATGTCGTTATCTGCCGTCAGGTACGCCTCACCGCCAAGGTCATCCCATTCACCAGCAAACATCTCAAGCAAGTCCATCGTCCATAAATGGTGCGTATAATCCGTGTCACCCTCTTTATGAATCTTTGCGAGATTGGAACGACTTATCAACGATTCCAACGGTCTAGGGCAAACAAGTGTGACATCAGCGCCCATCTCTTTGAGCCGTGGCAACCATCTTGCCGCCATAATCGTGTCGCCCATACCTTGCTCGTGACGGACAATAACCTTTGCTTCGCCGCCCTCATAACGGGGTAACGGCGCTTTATCACGCAAAAATAACTGCTTTCTAGCACCATAATGTTTGATACCATTCTTGAAATCACCATTCTGCATATGCGCCAGCGACAGCAAGTGCTGGGTTGCAACTTCGTCTTTTTTTAGCTTGTAAGCAGTTTTAGCAGATTCCAGCGCCTCTTCCCAGCGTCCCAAATCAAGCAACAATGTCGCCATATTGTGATGGCTACGGTGGTCATTCGGCTTGCAACGGATAGCTTCGGTAAGCATGTCTTCAGCTTGCTTGTAACGCATACGCTCTCGTAGCAAATTACCAAGATTTGCCAGTACAGGCACAGACTTCGGGTCAAGTTCCAACGCACCGCGCCAGACACGCTCTGCATAATCTTCCTTGTTCAGCTTATAAAGGCAGTAACCAAGC